GCGTGTTGTCAGCGTTGGCGACAATGCGCGATCCAAAAGCGATCACTTGCATATCCGCCTCCAGTCTCTCGACCCTATCCAGCAGTTCCGGCAGCGCGTTGATCGCGGCGACGATGAGGGCGGCGTCTGCATCGACTTCTGGTCGCTGCGTTATGCTCTGCTGATCATAGACAAGCTGGCAAACATACTGGCCGGTGGCGCCCGAAAAAATGCACGGATCATCGAGTTTGTTATACGGTATGTTTTTTGTCTGCCACGGCCTTTGAGTGGCCTCGCTGAGTAGCGCTCGCAGTTCGTCCAGTGTGGTCACTGTCCGCCCTCCCTCTGTGTACGGCCTTCCAGCCGCCTGCAAATCTCAATCGCCCGCAGGCTCTCCGGGCCGAACTCGACGCAACGCGCCTCGATCTGTGCGACGTAGAGCCAGGCGCGGGCTGTGAGGGCTTCCTCGCGCTCAGCGCGGGCGGGGGCTGTGTGGTCGATCATGCGTTCACCCCCGCCATCTCAAGCAGCGCCTCAAGCGCGTCCTCCGGTGTGGCGCCTGTGCCAATAGGCGACTCGGGACCGTCGTAGTTTTCAAACGTCGCGACCCACGGCCAGCGCCAGGCGTCGTAATCGTATTTAATGGTGATCGTTTGCCGGCTCATTCGCCCCGAGCCTCCCGCATCACGCGGTCCTGCGCGGCATCGCGCTGGGCGTCGGGGTCGGGACCTTCGGGGAAGTAGCGGTCCAGCACTTCCGGCAGGTTCTTGCGCCACATCGTGTTCGACATTCTGCCGAGAGCGTACCGGATGTCGGCCAGGTCGAGATCGACGCACGCATCCTGCGTGTGGTCGGATTGGTTCATCTCTTCGATCAGGTCGGCGACCTTCGTCCAGGTCTCGTCCATGTGATCGACAATCGCGGCGATCTGGGCTTTCAGGTATTCGCGGTTCATGATGCTCTCCAGGTTGTGAAAATTTCCCAAGTCGCGCGGCCGGCATCATTGAGCCAAGCCGTGTCGATGTAATCGTGAGGCCAGCCGTATTCTTCGAACGCGCTCTCGATCATGAAGACGGCAGCGAGCGGCAGCGCGTCACACGCGAGCTGCAAGGCCTTGGCCTGCGTGAGGGTGAAGATGTCATTGCAGGCCTGCGCAGCGAGGCGGGCGCTGCGGGCTTCGAGCGCGCAGTCTTCTTCGTATTCGCGCTCTGAGGCGTAGCCGAGGGGATAGTTCATCACGCGACCTCCTCGATGAGGGCGGGAGCCTCCACTTCGACAGTGAGCGCCTCGACGTGCTCAAGGTGTGCCTCCAGCCTGTCGCAAAGCTCGCGGATGCGCTCAATCTGCTCCGCCATCTTATCGCGGTGGTAAGCGACGGCAGACGCACGGGGCTGGTTCATCCAGCCGAAAGCGACAACGGTGTGCTGCGACAAGCCGGACGCCTGGCTAATAATCCAATCGGCGCACTGCGACGGCGTGAGGGTGAAGTCGGCGTAATGGCCGGGCTGGGTTTGGATGGGCATGGCGGTCTCCTCTGTTCGTGAGGAGACAATAAGCCTAGCATAAATGCTAGGTCAAGCAGTTTATAGCAAAAATGCTATCAACTTGCCTTTTTCATTGCGATCAGCGTTTCCACAAACCGCCTGACCGTGACGTGATCGGTGAGGTCCAGGTCGTCCCATATATCGACTACGCGCTGCAACTCTGGGTCTATGACCTGATCACCCCTGCCGGTTTGCAGCCACTCAGTTGTCGTGCCCAGCTCCTTTGCCAGACGCTTCAGAGTATCAATGCGGGGGCTTGTTTTAGTGCCTTTCCGGATGTCCCGGATATAGGTGTGCGCCAATCCCGCGCGCCGACAAGCCTCGGCTTCACTGATTTGGAGCGCCTCAAGGCGCTGCTGGATACGCTTTGCAAGACTCATTCAGCAATTTTGCCAAGCCCAGTCATTGAATACACGTAGTATTTCTACCCTTGACCGTGTCGTAGCATAAATGCTATTTCAGGGTCATGGACAGCTTAACACTTTTACTCGACGAAGCCGAAGCCTACGCGCACGGCACTGGCACGAAGCTCTCGATCGTCAGCTACAGGCTGTTCGGTCATGGCGACCGGATCGACGATTACAGGGCAGGGCGTCACAGCCCCAGCCTGAAGACGATCGACAAGGGCTGGCAGAAGCTCCGCGAGCTGCGCGCATCGCGCAAGGCAGGCGCCCAATGAACCGCGAAGATCCTCTCGCCGGCATCCGCGGCATCGTCTGGGCCACGCCCATTTCGATCGCCCTCTGGGTCGTGATCCTCCTGATTGCGGGGCTCTTCCATGGCTGACGATCTCAAACCAAACACCGCCCGTGTGCTGGGGGTGCGCCTCGGGGGGCGGCCGGCGAAAGCAAGCCGCTCCCCATTTTTGCCGGATGATTTGCCGGAGGCACTGGCGAAGGGCGCGAAGCCTGTCCGCAAACGCATCCACACGGTCTCTGGCGCCGCGTCCGAGCATCAGATTCAGTGCGCCGTCGCGCGCTACCTCGACCTGGCGGTGGGCGGCATTGATGGCTGCATTTGGTGGGCCGTGCCGAATGGCGGGTTCCGCGACGTTCGCACTGCCTCGAAGCTGAAGGCGGAAGGCGTCAAACCGGGCGTCTCGGACATCATGGTCCTGTGGGGCGGACGCCTCATCTGCATCGAACTCAAAACAAAAACCGGCCGTCAGTCTCCGGAGCAAAAGGAGTGGGCCGACAGTGCAACGTGCGCCGGCGCGGCCTATTACGTCGCGCGCTCTGTGGAGCAGGTCGAAGAGTTTCTGGACGCGGCGGGGTTACCCCTTCGCGCTCGTACAAAGTCAGCAGTGGGAAGGGCATCGGCAGAATAACCAATATGCCGGGGCAACCGGACCGTCTTCACAGCCCTTCCCACAGCCTACTGCTGAGCGGGGCCGGTCCAAAAGTGAAAGGGTCCTTTATGGGACATCTCAACATAATTTCAGCCGACGAGCGGCTGAAACAGAAGACCGGGAGCAAGCTGTTGATTTGCGGCCCGGCAGGGGTGGGCAAGACAAGCCTGCTCCGGACGATCGATCCGAACACGGTGCTTTTCCTCGACATGGAGTCGGGCGACAAGGCTGTGCAGGACGTGCCGGTAGACCAGCTCTGCCCGCAGACATGGCCGGAACTGCGTGACCTTGCCTGCTACCTCGCAGGCCCAGACCGGAACGCAGCGCCGTCCGATCCCTACAGCGCGGCCCATTATGAGGCCGTGTGCCAGAAGTACGGCGGTCCCGAAACGCTCGACAAGTACGAGACGTATTTCGTGGACAGCCTGACCGTCGCCACTCGGATCTGTTTTAAGTGGGCAACGCAGCAACCCGAGGCGCATAACGCCAAGGGAGAGAAGGACACGCGCGGGGCCTACGGGCTGCTCGGGCGTGAGGTTGTGACCTGGGCGACCCAGATGCAGAAGGCCCGCGCGAAAAACGTGGTGTTCGTCTGCCTGCTGGACGAGATCAAGGACGATTTCGGCCGGCTGACCTATGGGCTCCAGACCGAAGGGCAGAAGATCGGCCGCGAGCTTCCTGGCATCGTGGACGAGGTGCTGACGCTGACCGTCATGCGCCCCGATGATGGCCCGTCTTACCGGGCTTTCGTCACCAACGCGGACAACGAATGGAGCTTTCCTGCCAAGGACCGCTCCGGTCGCCTCGATCCGCTGGAACGCCCGCACCTCGGACAGCTCCTCGCAAAACTTAACGGCAAGACGGCGCAGATTTCGACGCCCGCAACCGCCCTGCCGACAACCCCCGTCTCTCTCGAAAAGGAAATTGCATAATGGCTATCTCATTTAACGACGCGAAATCGCAAGCCTCGACCGAGTTCGAGCTTATCCCTGATGGCACAATCGCGCCTGTCCGCCTCACTGTCCGCGGCGAGAAGATGACCAAGGCGGGCGACGCCCGGATGCTCGATTGCGAGTATATCGTGACGGCCGGCACCTACGCGAAGCGCAAGGTCTGGACCAACATGATGATCACATCGAACGGGTCGGACGGCCACGACAAGGCTGTCTCGATCACGATGTCGAGCGTCCGTGCGATGCTTGAGTCGGCCTACGGCCTGGCCGAAGACGACAAGTCGCCAGACGCGATGCAGGCTCGCACGATCAATGACTGGGCTGACCTCGACGGCCTGGAGTTCGTGGCCAAGTTCGGGATCGAGAAGAGCAAGGATCCGCAATACCCGGACAAGAACAAGCTGCAGGCTGTGGGCGTGAAGTCTGCCGACTATGCAGGCTTCAAGCCGGGCAAGCCGAAGGTCGCCGGGTTCAAGCCGGCCGGTGCGGCAGCTGCCTCGGTCACTAACGGTGCGCGTCCGTCATGGGCCTGATCATCGATCCCGATACGCGCGTCTCGGCGCGCCTGACGGATCGTCTCGCAACGGAGGCGGGCGCCGTTGGCGTCCGTCTCTCTGCCAGCGTGGCGGGCGTGTTAGCGCAAGCCTTGATCCGTGAGTTCATCACCGCGCGTTCGGCTGAGTGGTCGGTGGGCCGAAGGGCTCCCTTCACCGGCAAGCCGGATCCCGAAGCGCTTGGCTTTGCCGAGGCAGCCCTCTCGTCCATCGCGGACGGGGCGGGGGAGTGCGGCCTGCCGATGCACCTGCCGATTGGTGACTGGTCGAAGGCCCAGGTGGCGACACTGTTCGCCATCGCTCACGACCAGATTCGCGAGCAGGCCGCGCGCACGCTTGAGATTGCTGACAGCGACATTCCCTTTTGAGGATCGACCTATGCTGGACTTTAACACGAGCGCCCTCAGGCGTTCCGCTGCCGTGGAGGACATCCACACAGCCATAGACGCCGCGCTCATCAAGGGCGCACAGACTGAACGCCGCCGCACCTATGTCGGCGCATCCTCGATCGGCGGCGGATGCGAGCGCCGCATCCAATACGAATACCTGCAGACCAGTCCGGACCCTGACTATGTGCCCGAGGCGCGCACGCAGCGCATCTTCGCACGCGGGCACATGACCGAGGAGCTGGCTGTGAAGTGGCTGCGGGACGCAGGCTATGACCTGCGCAACGAAAAGCCGGACGGATCGCAGTTCGGTTTTAAGACGGCCAACGGCAAGTTTGCCGGTCACTGCGACGGCATCATCATGTCCGGGCCGGGCATCAAGACGCCCTGCATCTGGGAACACAAGGCGCTCGGCTCGAAGAGCTGGAAGGCCATCGAGAAGCACGGGCTGGTCAAATCCAAACCTGAATACTGCGACCAGATTGCGATCTACCAGGCCTACATGGATCTCACTGCGCCCGCGCTCTTCATGGCGACATGCATGGACGACATGGCGATCTACCTGGAGCTGGTCGAGTTCGACCAGGGCAGGGCTCAGGCTGCGTCTGACCGGGCCGTGGCCATCATCCTTGATTCCGAGGCGAAGGCCCTGCGGCCGAAGGTGTCGGACGAGCCGGATTTCTGGCTGTGCAAGGGGTGCTCGTTTAAGGGGCGGTGTCACGGATGATCGATTTCAACGACACCCCCCGCTTTGAGGACGCTGAGGCCCGCAAGGCCCGCATCCGAAAGGCCTGCGAGTCACGCATCAAGGAGCTGGTGCGCTACCTCTACCCGCGCGCCATCATCGGCCCCAAAGACGCCCGCGTCGGCTCCGTCGATGGTGAGCGCGGACAGAGCATGTCGATCGCCCTGACGCCGGACGTGCCGGGGCAGTGGCTCGACCATGCCAGCGGCGAGCGCGGCGACGTGCTGACGCTCTGGCAGCGCGCCCTCGGCCTGTCTGACTTTGGCGACGTGCTTCGCGAGGCCGAGAAGTGGACCGGCGGCGCGCCTTCACAGCGCGCAGAGGCCCGCCACCAGGCAGAGGTCGCCAAGCCGGCTGCGCCGGACAGCATAAAGCGGGAGGTGGCGACCTATCCCTACCTCTCGCCGGCCGGGGACATGCTGTTCGAGGTGGTCCGCTTCGACGAGCATGACGCCGCTACCGGCGAGCCTGTCCTCAAGGGCGGCAAGGTTGCCAAGTCCTTCATGCCGCGCCAGCCGAACGGCGTGTACGGATACCCGCCCGGCCCGCGGCCTCTCTACCGGCTGCCCGAGATCGAGCGAAGCCGCGAGATCGTGTTCGTCGAGGGCGAGAAGGCTGCTGACGCGCTGCACCGCTTCGGCTGGGTCGCCACGTCCGCGCCTGGCGGATCCTCGACCAAGCTGGACGCGATCGACTGGCGCCCGCTCGCGGGGAAATCGATCATCCTCTGGCCTGACAATGACGAGTCCGGCCGCAGGTTCATGGACCGGGTTGCGGCGCAGGTTGCCTCGATCGGCTGCGCCGTGCGCTGGGTCACGCTGCCCGAGAGCGTGCCGGACAAGTGGGACGCAGCGGACGCAGGGGAGGAGGAAATCCACGCGCTGCTGAACCGCTCCGCATCGCCCGACACCGGCCTCGCCGGCCAGTGGATCGACGAGATCGAGTATGCCTACGAGCCCGAGCTGGTCGAGGGCCTGATCCCCAACGCAGGCGTCGGCGTCCTGTTCGGGCCGTCCAGTGCCGGCAAGTCCTTCATTGCGGTTGATTGGGCCGTCAGGCTTGCGTCAGAGCGCCAGGTCCTGGACCGGCACACTTACCCTGCAGGCGTGCTTTACTTCGCCGCTGAGGGCCACGGAGGGCTCAGGAAGCGCATATATGCCGCCCGGTCCGTTCACTGCGTTGCGGGACACCTTGCGCCGTTCAACTACCTGCCGGCCTTCCTCGACCTTTCACGGGCCGATACAGGCGACGTTGCGCGCCTGACCGACTATGCCCGCTCGATCGCGGCCGAGATGCAAGAGCGCGGCGCCCCGCTGCGCGTCATCATCGTGGACACCCTTGCCGCCGCGGCGCCGTCCGCTGACGAGAACGTCTCCCGCGACATGGGGCCGGTGATGCTGTCCTTCCACCGCATGGCGGCCGACCTCAACTGCGTCGTCATCCTGGTCGCGCACACGGGCAAGGACGTGGCGAGGGGCCTGCGAGGCTGGTCCGGGATCCGCGCCAACGTGGACTTCGCCATCGAGTGCAGGGTCGAGAAGGACGAGGAGACAGG